CGGCATCGAGCTGAGCCGCTCGTCCTCGTACTCGTTCGGCCACTCCAGCACCCCGCAGCAGGACGTGTCCCTGTACGGCGTGCACGGCTACTGGACGCACACCAGGCCGGGCGGGACCCTCTCGGCTGCGGTCAGCAGCACCACCGCCACGACGGTCACCGTGTCGGACTCCTCCATGGTGGGCGTCGGCGACGTGATCATCGCCGGGACCGAGCAGATGCTCGTGTCGGATGCCGCGATGTCCGATACCGGCCAGGCGCAGACGGGCGGCGGCTGCTCGACCGCCATGAGCAACGACGTGACGCTCACCGTGGCGGACGGCACGAAGATCAACGCGGGGGAGTACCTCCAGCTCGACGCGGAGTGGATGCTCGCCGAGTCCGTCACCGGCAACAACGTCCTGGTGGTGCGCGGCGTGCTCGGCACGGTCCTCGCCACCCACAGCAACGCCGAGGTCTACGCGATGCGGCAGCTCACCGTGATCCGTGGGTTCGGCGGCACCACGGCGGCGACGCACCTCCAGAACGCGGCGGTGCTCGTGTCGCTGGTGCCCGGCGACGTGCACGAGCTGGCCATCGCCGAGTCGCTCAACTACGTCTTCCAGAAGACCTCCGGCTACGCCCGGACGATCGGCGAGAACCAGACCATCGTCCCCGGCGGCTCCCTGCCTGACCTGCGCAAGCGGGTCTACGCGGGGTACGGCCGCAAGGTCCGGCAGCGGGTGGTGTGATGGCCGGCTTCACCCACCTCCTTCACGTCCTGTTCCACTGGCCGGACGGGATCGTCGTCGGCAACCTGATCGCGTCCGCCATCTGGGTGCTCCCTGGCGTGCTTCACCTCGACCGCCTGCAACGGAAGCACCACAAGGCTCACGTGAAGCTCATGAACGATCACCACCAGGAGCACATGACGGCACTCGGTGTCACTCCGGGGGGTGATCCCGGTGACTGAGGTGACGTTCTCCGGGCCGCTGTTCGACGGCCGGGCAGCGGACGACCTGCGCGAGGGGGCTGATGCCGTCAGGCACCGCGTCGCGAAGGAGGGCGCGCGGCTGGCCAACGCGGCGTTCGCCTCCAGCATCCGGCACGGCACCGGCAGGTTCCTCGGGAGCATCACCACGGCGGAGGGGACGCAGGTCTACAGCACGGACGGCTACACCATGACCGTCACCGCCGACGCTGACGAGGACGTCGTTACCACCGACATCGCCAGCTACGGCCCCTGGCTGGAGGGCTCCGGCTCCCGCAACGATACGACCCGGTTCAAGGGCTACTTCGGGTTCCGCCGCGCCGGGGACGAGCTTGACGGGCGGGCGCAGTCCCTCGGCGACGAGGCGATGGCACCGTTCGCAGAGCGGATGAACGAATGACGTTCAACGACGCGGCAGTAGACAGCCTGTTCGCCAGGGCGGAGTCCGTCGCCATGGCGACCGGGACCTTCAGGCGCGTCAACACGCACGAGCCGAAGGCAGCTCCCGGCTCCGGCCTGTCCTGCGCCATCTGGATTCAGTCGATAGACCCGCTCCCCGGTGCCTCCGGCCTGGACAGCACGACCGGCTACGTCGTGCTGAACGCCCGTGTCTACGGCAACGCCTTCCAGAAGCCCGAGGACGAGCTTGACCCGCGCGTCACCAAGGCCGGGTCGGTGCTGATCAGCGCGTACAGCGCCGACTTCACGCTCGGCGGCACGGTGCGGAACATCGACCTGCTCGGGTCGTTCGGCGAGCGCCTGTCGGCGCGGGCCGGCTACGTGACCATCGACAGCACCGTGTACCGGCACGTCACGGTAAGCATCCCGTGCATCGTCAATGACTGCTGGACCCAGGAGGCATAGAAATGACTAACAAGACCTCCGGGCTCGGGGATAACTTCTACATCGGCGGTTACGACCTGTCCGGTGACGTCGCCAGCGTCGACCAGATCGGCGTCCCCACGGCGACCTTCGACGTCACCTCGATCAAGAGCAGCGGGCACGAGCGGATCTACGGGCTGCGCGACGGTGCCCTGTCGTTCACCAGCTTCTGGGACTTCTCCGGCGCGGTCAGCACCCCGTCTGTCCCGGCCACCACCGTCGCCCAGGTCAGCACGTACAACTTCCCCGTCATCGTGACGGTTACCGGCGGCACCGGCACCCAGGTCGCCATCAACGGCGCGAACCAGGGGTCCTTCGACGGCTCGTACCTGCTGCCCGCGTTCGGGTCGATCGTCCTGACCTACACCGTCGCCCCCACCTGGGCCTGGACGGCGGTCGGCGCGGAGCACGACATCCTGTCAACGCTGCCGCGAACCGACGCCGTAGCCTCCTACCTCCGTGGCACCACGCTGCTCAACCCTTCCTACTGCGTCAGCGGCAAGCAGGTGGACTACAGCCCCACACGTGACAACACCGGCAACCTGACCCTCAAGGTTCAGGTGCTCGGCAACTCGTTCGGCGGTGAGTGGGGCAAGCAGGTCACGGCCGGGCTGCGCACCGACACCACGGGCACCACCGGCTCCGCAGTGGACGACAACGGCGCGGGCACCGCTAACGGCGCGCAGGCGTACTTCCAGCTCACCGCGTTCGCCGGGACGAACGTGACCATCAAGGTCAGGCACTGCACCACCAGCAACGGCACCTACGCCGACCTGATCAGCTCCGGGGCGCTGACCGCCGCCGGGTCGGTCCGGGCGACCGCCAGCGGCACCGTCAACAGGTTCCTGGAGGTCGTCACCAGCGGGACGTTCACCTACGCGACCTTCGCCGTCTGCTTCACGAGGAACGCCTCGGCGGTGAGCTTCTAATGCCCGGCATGATCCAGGTGTACGCGGGGCGCGGCCCCGGCGGAGGCCCTGTCTACGTCACCAGGCCCGGCCCGGCCGCCCCTGCGCAGGCATACAAGACCTACGGCATGTCGATGCCGCTGAAGACGCACTGGCGTCCGGCCACCTGCGAGGAGGTCGCCTGCGAGGCGTACCTGAACGGCTGGGCCAGCACCTTCGACCTGAGCACGAAGCTCGGGCAGAAGCAGTACTACTTCTGCACCCACGACGATGAGCGCTCGCCGGCTGAGGAGCGGGTGGGCGACTCCCTCGTGAGGCTCACTTACCAGCCTGGCACGCCCTGCTTCCGGCGCAGCGAGCACAAGGCCCGGCTTGACCGGCCGTCCCGCTTCTACGTCGCCGGGGGCGACTTCCGGGGCAACCCGCTCCGCACCCCGGTCCGCGTGCACGACCGTCCTGAGCACTGGGTCGAGGACTTCTCGGCTCATGCCGACAAGATCCGAACCGCCCTGGAGCGTGGATTATGCCGCGCGAGATCAAGCAGTTCTGCAAGCGAAACCACGACCGGACACTCCCCGGAGCCGTTTTGGCCAACGGAGAGTGCCGGGAGTGCAAGCTTCAGTCCTGCCGCGACTGGAAAGCGGCCCACCCCGATTACATGTGGGCGAAGCACATCCAGTTGCTCTACGGGATCACGGCTGAGGATTACGACGCCCTGCTCGTCAGGCAAAACGGCGGATGCGCCATTTGCGGTACCACGAAGCCTGGCGGCCGGGGCAGCTTCCACGTCGATCACGACCATACGACCGGCGTCGTACGCGGCCTGCTATGCCACGGCTGCAACGTAGGCATCGGCAATCTCGGGGACGACCCGGACCGCCTGATGGCGGCAGTGGCTTACCTGCTATCGCACACGAATCAGATACAAGCAATAGAGAGGGGCTGAGACCCGTGTCGAACAAGACCTCCGGCCTCGGCAGCGTCGTCAAGGTCGCTGACTCCGGTGCCGTGTCGCGCACCATCAGCAACGACGTCACCAACTGGCAGATGGCGCTCCCCAGGGCCGTCCAGGACACCACGGGCGTGGACAAGTTCGCCAACGAGCGGCTGCTGCTGCTCGCGGACTTCTCCGTCACCCTCAACGGCGTCTTCAACTACGCCGACGCCAACATGTCCCACGACGTGTTCAAGACGATCGGGTCCACCAGCGTGGTCCGGGCCGTCGAGCTGGACCCGACGGGCACCGCGTCCGGCGCGCCGAAGCTGCCCGTCAACTGCGTGCTCACCGACTACCAGGTCACCCGCACCAACACGGGCGAGCTGACCTGGCAGGTCCCCGGCGCGCTCGCCGACGGGACCGCCCCCACCTGGACCACCAACTAGCCGGGAGGGCGCTGAGCGGGGACCTCTTACGGTCTTGGCCCCGCGTGCGGCTGCGAAGCCGGACCGTGACAGCAGCCCCAGCGCCCTCCCTACCAAGACGCCGCCAGCCGTGCCTCCCGGTCGCGGCTGGCGGCCCAACCGGGATACCGGGCGAGAAAGGAACGAACCTGATGGCCAGGCACTACACGGGCAGGACGGCCCGCCATCCCCGCTTCCGCTGGGGCACGTTCTGGCTTGCCTTCCTGCCGATGATGGCCCTGATCATGCTGGCCGCCTCCTGGCCAGCCAGCGTGGCCGTGCTCACGGTGTGGTCTGTGCTGCTCCTCGTGAAGCTGCGGAGGCGGTAATGGGCTTCCAGATGGAGGAGACGCACTACAAGCTCCAGTTCGAGGGCGACGCCTACGACGGGCTTGAGGTCACGGTGCGCGAGATCTCAGTCGGCGAGCTGACGGAACTGGCCGGGCTGGTGTCGTCCGTGTCCTCCACCAGCGCGCTCGACAAGGTGGCGGCGATCGGCAGGATCTTCACGATCCTCGGCGAGTCGCTGGTGTCGTGGAACGTCGAGCGCAAGGGCCAGCCCGTGCCGGCCGACGAGTCCGGCGTCCGGGTGCAGAACCTGACGTTCATCATGACCGTCGTGCAGGCCTGGATGACCCAGATGGCGGACGTCACGGTCCCTTTGGACAGCGGCTCGACCGATGGCGGGACCTCCCAGGAGCTGTCTATCCCGATGGAACCGTCGTCACCGAGCCGTGGGAACTAGCCGAGGCCAACTTGATCCTCTACATCTGCGACAGGTTCCACTGCCTCCCCAGCCAGGCCAGGGCTGAGGGGGCTAGCCTGCTGCGCTACATGAGGATCGCGGAGCGGGGAAATCCGGCTCCGGAAAGCCCGGACGGCGGCACCGATGCCTAACGTCGTCTCGATCAAGATCAAGGTCGACGCCGCCGGGGCGATCACCGAGATCGGCGCGCTTGAGGCCGAGACCAAGGGCAGCACCGGCCGCCAGAAGTCGATGTGGGACAAGCTGGGGTCCGGGATCGGCCAGTCCATGGGCAACGCGCTGAAGGGCATCGGCGGCCTGGCTGCGGGTGCCCTGGCCGTCGGGATGACCGGGCCGCTGGCTGCGGCAGGGCTGGCCCTCGGCTCGTTCGCGGCGGTCGCGCTGCCGACCATCGACAAGGTTCAGAAGGCCCTTACCACCACCGGCAAGGCAGGCAAGCAGGCCTGGGCGAACCTCGACCCGGCGCAGCGGAACCTGGCGAACTCGGTGAAGGGCCTGGAGACCTCGTTCAGCGGCCTGGCGACCAAGATGGAGCCGGTGGTCACCTCGGTGCTCAGCCTGGCCACCAAGACCGCAGGGCTGCTGCTCCCGGCCATCGGGGGGCTGGCCGGGGCAGGGGCCAAGGTGATCAGCGGCTTCCTCACCCCGCTTAACTCCCTGCTGGCCAGTCCGTTCTTCGCCACGTTCATCAAGCAGATGTCCCAGCTCGCGACCCAGGTCGCCCCCGTGCTCGGGCAGACGCTGACCGGGCTGCTCAAGGTCTTCATGCAGCTCTTCATGCAGGCAGGCCCGGCCGCCGTCCAGGTGCTCAACCAGCTCCTGCCCGCCATCTTGCAGATCGTCAGCGGCCTCATCCCGTTCGTCGTTGCCGTAACAAAGATCACAGCCGCCTCTCTCCAGTGGCTTGCGACGAACCACCTGCTGATCCCGGCGCTGATCGCCCTCGGGGCGGCAATGACGATCGCGGGCGGCCCGTTCAGCGTCATCATCATCGGCATCGCGCTGGTGGTCGGCGGACTGACCCACCTGTGGCAGACCAGCCAGACCTTCCGCAACGTCGTGACCACGGTGTTCTCCGACGTGGGACGCGGGGTTCTCACCTTCGCCGAGATGTTCCTGACCGCGTTGCAGACCATCACCAACATCTGGCTCACCACGGTCGGGGTCATCATCCACGGCGCAGCGGACGCCTTCGGCTGGGTGCCCGGCGTCGGCGGGAAGCTGAGGGCGGCGGCTGCCGCGTTCGACGGGTTCAAGTCCGACGTGAACAACGTGTTCAACGCGGCGCACGCCAAGATCGAGGGCTGGAAGGCCGACCTGGCGGCCATGCCGAAGGTCGTCAAGATCGAAGGCGACATCAACGACCTGACCGCCAAGCTGAACAACGCCAAGTCGCAGCTCAAGGACCCCAACCTGACCGCGACCAGGCGGGCGAAGCTGGAGGCGGACATCGCCCAGCTTGAGTCTCAGATCGCCAGGGCCAGGGCCGAGCTGGCGGCCATCAACGGGACGACGGCGACCACGTACGTGCGGACGGTCAACTACGGGAACGTCGGCAAGAACCAGATGGGCATGGCGCACGGCGGTGCCATCGGCGCGGCAGAGGGCGGCCCGCGCGGCAACATGACGATGGTCGGCGAGCACGGGCCGGAGCTGGTGCGCCTGCCCGTCGGCTCCACGGTGTTCAGCAACCCGGACACGCAGCGGATGCTGCCGGGCACCGGGGGCGGGATAGCGGCCGTCCAGCTTGAGGTGGTCAGCGGCGGCGAGAGCGATTTCGAGCAGTTCATGCTCATGGCGATCCGTAACTGGGTCCGCATCAAGGGCGGCGGGAACGTCCAGGCCGCATTCGGG